AAGTTGTTATTTCATATATTATAACACAATAACTGGTTCTTGTCAACCACTTGACAAAGCTCTTGACAGGTGTTATAATACTAGTGTAGGGGTTAATGAATGATTTATTTATTAAGTCTTCAATTGTACAACGTATTCAGCTACAGTAAATCGTTCTTCCTTATATATTTTTTTCCTTTCCTCAAAATGATCTAATGTATAGTTGTGATTACTACCATAAGACAGATCATCAGCAATATCATATAATGTAGCTATATCTTTCTTTTTAGATTTCCGTAATCCGCGGCCTATTGACTGAAGATTTCTAACCCGACTCTTAGAAGGACTAGCGAAAACGATGTTATGAAGATTCCTAATATCGACGCCAACACTAAATACACCGTAGCTAGCAACGATAATTGCATTTCGTTCTGATTCAACGATATGTCTAATTTGTTCTCTTGTATCTGCATCCGTTCCTCCATGAACGAAAAATATTGTTCTACCATTTGATTCCTCCTTTATCATATCGTAAAGTATCTTTCCATGTTTTTCAACAAAACGAAATAGAAGAAGTGTATTAGTCTTTAAATTCAGAACTATTTTTTTTATAAATGTATTTCTAGCCTCTGATGTAATTAAGTACTCTAATTCTTCTTGATAACTTATTTTCCTAAGATCATGACATATCGAATCTGGATGTCTTAGTAAAATTGCTTTGATAGTAAAGGGTGATAGATGCTTACTGTCTATAAGTTTCTTTGTTGAGGTGACCTTGTAGACCTTACCAAATAACCCCTCTAAAACCAATCTATGAGTTAGTGTTCCGTCTAATGTTCCAGTTGTTCCTATACGATATTTTGCATTAATGCATTTGGTCATTATAGATGTAAGAGATTTTGACTTAAAACCATGAGCCTCATCTCCAATCACAAGTTCATATTGTTCAAAGTATTTTTGTTGCATCTTATAAATTGACTGCCATGTTGATATTATGATAGGCAATTCAGAACCTTTATCTCTTCCAGCAAAAACCGTATGACAATTGTTTGCTACATCAAATCCATATTTTCTAAAATCATCATACATTTGAGAAACAAGAGATATAGTAGGAACTAAAATAAGAGTTTTTAAATTCAAATACCTTATTAATATATAGATAATCAAAGATTTACCAGAAGCTGTTGGTGAAAGTAAAAGTGCTTTGTGGTGAGTCAAGGCATGATTGACAGCAACCATTTGGTAATCTCTAGGGGTCACTGGTAACTTTAATGAATCAATAAATTCTGATTTGATATCACATTTTGTGACTTCAAAGTCAGATTGAAATTTTACCTTGTAATCTCTAGTATAAAGAAATTTACAAAGATGTTCAAATAATCCCCCATAAAGAAGACGGCTATGAACATTAAAAAGTCTTATCTTTCCATCCCAAATTCTATTACGATATGCTGGCATAAATGTGTAGCCAGGCACCATAAAAGTAAAATGGTCACAGATTTCCTGAGCAGTTGAAGCTTCAGAATCTATTTTGATATAGACTTCATTTTTTTTAGATATGTTAATTATTTCCATGAGAAAATTTCAACCAATCCAAAGCATTCTTAATCTGGAATCCCCGATTGTTTATCATCCTAATAACAGAGTCTAGATAGTTTATCTTTTCCTGTAGGACTACTAATTGTTGTTTCAATTTGATTACATCATCATCTGATTCAATATATTTAGCTATTTCATTCTTGAGAAGTCTTCCCAAATATTGTTCCCATCCACGTTGTTCAAGCTCTTCTTGAGACATTTTACCAGAATAATACTCAGTCTTAGCCCGAACTATTTTAGATAGTTCAAACTCAACTCCTTTTAGTCTGATTCGTTCATCAGTAAAAATTTTAAGATATTTGTCGTGAATTTGTGGAATACGGATGGATTCTGTACCCAGTTCTGTATAATCAATTTCACTATCTCTATGCCAAAGTTCTTGAATATCTTCAAGTTTCAAATCACCTCCTTAAATAATAATTAAACTGGTTGCTTATGCCCCACTAAGGTCATCTGTAGGGGGTTTTTCACCAGATGCGTAAGCTCGTGTTCCTTCGTATGTTACCTCATTGTTGAGTAGGTTTTCAACTGTATAAACATCATAACGAAAAGAAACATCTGCAGTAACATAATCTATATCTGTTCCACCACTATCAAATGCAATTGAAGAAAGGCTTAATGGGAAACATTCTCTAAATCGAAAATTTATCTGTGGATTCATATTACTGGTCAATACAGTTAAAGTTGCGTCAGTAGTCAATTCTGAATCTTCTGATAATTTTTTATATTTTGCTTGACCTTCTTCAGTTGGAAATCCAAGTCCGATAATCCAATCATAAATTGATAACCAATTTTTCATATTTTCATCTACTATGAATTTTATTGACAACTCTTCAAAAGTAACTTCATCCCCAGCAATGTCTATGTTTTTTAATTGCATAGGAACACTAATAGAACTTATAGAAATTCCAGGCAAAGTAGCAGACTGACAAAAATAGTTTACTGCTGGAAAATTGTTAAGTTGAAATTTAAACCCAATAGGGCTTAAAAAACTAGTATTGATTGGTTGATCTCGTAATGCAGCCATAAATGGAATATCCTTTCTGTAATATTTAGTTAGGACAAAAAAAAAGGGTGACTACAATTAAGTAATCACCCTTCTCACGTTCTTTAGGGGTAATAACTCCTAAAGACTTAACTTACATCAAATTGTCAACTCTGACCAATCTGTAGTAGTAGTTACCATTGGCGTCAATTGTTCCGTCACCATCGCTGTGTCCAAATGGATTGGATACGATTCCGTAACGTGTTTTGAAACCAATTTTTGGTTGAAAGGAACTTTCACCAACCGCACGAACCATTTGCAATGGAACGTAAGGACAGTAGAAGATACCTGCATCATAAGCAGATGAACCTTTGTAACCTACACAGAAGAAGTTAGTTGCTGACGCACTGAAATATGGATCAACATAAACTTTGTAACGGCCGTTGAGTGTTCCAACGAAAGTGTTACCTGTGTCATCAACACCAGCTCCGTCCATCATTCCGCCCATGGCTAGAGCAGAAGCAACGTCTGAAGATGTGATTATGATGTTACCTTTTCCGCGACGTGTTGACTTTGCGATTGCATTTGCATCACGTTCTACTTGGAACATCAGACCTTTGAATTTCTCAACAGACCAACGTCCATTAGAGTCAACATCAAGGTCAAACACACCAGCTGTTGATGTATTGTGTTGTGCTCCGTGCTCTGCACCAAAATAAATGGTACGGATAACTTCGCGGTTAATCTCTGCCAAAATCTCTTGTGAGAGAATGTTAGCAAGTTCTGTTTCAGCATCCAAACCGTGAACGGCTTTAAGATCCTGTGCCAATTCCATCGAGTACTCACCTTTGAGTGCACGTGTTTTAGCTGTAACTGAAACACGGTCAATGGAGAATGACATTTGTTGGAAATCTTCAGCAGCTGTACCTGCACTTCCAGTAAGACCGAAAGTTTCAGCAGTTGCCGTTGAATTACCTACACCTAATATTGCGGAATATGTTCCACCCTGAGCTGCTGCTTGTGCAGCTGCTCCGGAGCTGACCATATCATCTCCAGCATCACCAGAATGTGTGGATTCTGGTTCTGAGTACATGGCTTCAGCACCACCTTGTGAATCATATCTTGGACGCATTGCGAAAATAAGTCCTGTTGGCCCTGTCATTGGTTGAACACCACAAACATCATAAGCAACTAAATTAGGCATTGCTCTACGAATCATGGAAATCAAAACTGGGTCTTGATATTGTACTCCACCAGACGAACTTGCTGTAGGAGCAAGGCTGGTTAAAGATGTTGCTGCCTCCATCAAGGAACCGCGGCCTTCCATATTTGCCTGTTCCGCCATGGCTTTTTCTTGATTTTCCAAAAGAACGGCGGTAACCGCTCTTTTGTATGGGTCTTTAATCTTGGGCATATCTTCATGATCCAAGACCGGCGCCCACTTTTTTTGTAGATCTTCAGCTAGATACATTTTTTTTAATCTCCTAAAAATGTTATTTGTTAAAACGAGTTAATGAGGAAACATATCTACTCATAACTGGATCAGTACTTGATTCTGAACTATCTTGTTGTTCTTCTTCAGTATTTTCCAATTCTTCTGTAATTGTTTCCGACTGTTGTTTAGGGAAATAATTTTCCTTAATTACTTCAAGTTTCTCAGAATATTGAGACTTGTCTTCAAAATCTATGCCATCAGCCAATTTACCTAGTTTTTCTTTTTCGGTATCGGCGAGGTCTTCTGAAACTTCTCTCAAGGTTTCAGCCTTTTTATACTCAGCAAGTTCCTTTTTGATATCTACACTTGTGTTAATAGACTCATCAAGTTTTTGCTCTAGTTCTTCAACTTTCTCAAATAGATCGTCAACAAGGTCAACTTTCTCTTCTGGAATGTCAATGTAATGCTCTGTAAAGAGGTTCTTGAGGCCTGTCATAAAGTCTTCAACCAATTCTGATCGAATTCCTTTTTCAACAGCTAACTCATTTTCTTTCATCCACTCTTCAGTAACATAGTTGAGATATCCGTCAACTTTTTCGGTAACTGTGGACAAATGTTCTTCTTTTGCATCAGTAATTTCTTTTTTGTAGTTGGTTTCTAATTCATCAATCCTTTGATTGACTTCAGAAAGTA